TCAAATTTTAATTCTGAATTAACCGTCATTTCACGATTACCGCTGATTGCCTTCATAATTTTATCTACATGCCTTTTAGGGTCACGAGCTAAAAATGTGACATTCTTTTTAACCCCACCTTCCAGCGATTCGGGTTGTAATGGTTTTTCATCTTCGGTAGTCATTGCTTTTTTAATCAAGCCCGAAAAGCTTGGCACAAATGCCTCGGGGGTCATACGGCCCTCATACAGGGCTTTCATGATAGGCATTATGGCCTCTAATTGTTTCGGTTGAAGTGACACCTTAACAATATTTTCACCCTGATTAAAAATAAAAGGTTTGGTTGGAATTTCTGAAAATTCTATCCATTCAGCAAAACAATGCTCAGTTGCATCTACCGTCACAGGCTGAGCATCATCTACATAAACCTTAAAATACTTAATGTGTGCATCATCGGTTTTATATTCACCTAATTCTACTATTTCAGTGCCCGGCAGTGGGTCGAGATTTGTTTCTTCTTTTAACTCACGAATAGCCGCAGTCTGAAAATCTTCACCCGGATCAACATGCCCACCGGGTACACAAACCATCCCAGTAGGAACATAGTCTTCTACTCTATGTAAAATGCAAATTTGCCCTTTTGAATTTTCAGCAACCACATCCGCATACT